ATCTGTATCTGCTGTAATTTGTTGCCAAGATGAACCATTATAATATTTAAGAGCATTGTCTGTTGAATTATAAAATAAATCACCTTCGTCTAAAGATGTTGTAGGGTCTGTTGCACCAATTCTGTAAGTGTTAGCAAAACTATTTATTGAAGGTATATTTGTAGCAACAGTGTTAACATTAGCTATATCAGTTGCAACTGTATTAATATTTGTGTTTGCTCCAGCAACTGTTGTAATATTTGCATTGTTAGTTGCTACTGTATTAATGTTAGTTGTGTTACCTGCAACTGTGTTAATATTAGATGCATTACCTGCAACAGCAGTAACATTTGCATTGTTTGTTGAAACTGTAGAAACATCACTTGATATTCCTGCAACTGTTGTCACATCACTATCAATACCTGCAACAGTGTTTATGTTAGCTGAATTAGCATTAACAGCATTAATGTTTGTGCTATTTGAGTTAACATTAGATACAGCAGTTGATATACCTGCTACCGAAGTAACATCAGAACTTATGCCTGCAACTGTAGTAACATTTGCATCTATTCCTGCTACTGTGTTTACGTTAGCTATGTTAGTACCTACTGTGTTAACATTAGCTATGTTATTTGAAACTGTGTCTATTTCAGATGTAGCCTCATTTAAATCATTAGCCGCAGTTTCTATTTCTGAAATTGCTTCGTTTAAATCATTTGCTACTGTAACAACATCTGCAATGTTTGTAGCCACTGTTGATACATCTGCTATGTTGGTAGCAACTGTTCCAATATCTGCTTCATCACCTGCAACAGCTGTAACGTCTGAACTAATACCTGCAACCGTAGTTACGTCAGCACTAATACCTGCTACTGTTGTAATGTTAGGTATGTTAGTTGATATAAATTGTTTGTTTACAGCATCAGTATTATCTACTGGGTCTGCAACATTTTTTAATCTTTTACTTTGAGTGTCCCATTGAAAATCTGCGTTATCTAGTGTAATTACGTCACCTGCTTTATCAATAGCTTCTTGAGACATAAAGAACGCTTGGTCACTATCTGTATCTAGGTCATTTTCAGTTAATACTGAACCTGATACGTAGTCTACTAATTTTGTATTTTGGCTTGTAGTTCTTCTTATTTCAATCGCAGCATTATTAGCCGGCGCTGTAGTAAATGTAAGGTTAGTACCTGCGGCATCCAAAGTATAAGCTGTAACGTTTACACCTGCTACTGTAGCTGATAAATCAGCTGTATCTCTGTAACTAAAAGGTATAGCGTATGTAGTAGTTGTACCGTTTCCGGTATATCTTACGAATGAATTTGCCATAATTTGTGTTTATCTCTTCTAAAAGGGGTACTTTATCTATTCACCCATTAATTCCATAAATTCAATAGTTTCTGCGCTACGTTTAAGTGCACTAGCTGTAGTAATTTTACCATTAATATCAATTAAAGCGTGACTTTTTACCCACTCTCTAGCTTCTCTTTCAAATTCTCTTATTCGTTGAAGAAGGTAATCATCACCAATATATTTACCGCCTAGTAATTTATTAGAAGCATATCTTTTATTAAACTCAGAATTAGGATTTTCTAACTCATATTGATATGTTTCATTTAAAGTTCTTCCTGCTATTTTAATTTGACCTTTAACTTGACGCATTGCTTCATACATAGTAATACCTTCTGGAAATTTAATTGTTTCTCCAGTGACCGGATGTTTGTATTGAATAGCTGTAGTTGTTTTCATATTCAAAGGTTTTTTAGTTCCAAGTTGAATAGTAAACTGAGGTCTTTCCCATTTAATATTAGAAGTTTCTAATTTTTCTCTAGCTTCCTGTGATAATACAATTTTATTTCCGTTACTATCTACCATATTATCACTCCAGTGTGAAGTAACAGGAAACATATCTTGTGCTTGACCCAATAATAATCCTCTAGGTTTTGCATATTCATTTCCTAAAGGGTCAGATTTTGGTGATAATGCATCTCCATAATTTAATGCATCTACTTTACCACCTAAGTATTTTTCGTTTATAATTTTAGCTAAACCATAAGGTGTTGATTGTTTTAAATGGTCTAAAGCTGTTACAAGTTCTGCTTCTCCGTCTGCAAATACTTTATTTGTCCATCTCCATGACGTAGCTAATGGAACATTTTTAGACGTAAATCTTCCAAAATATCTTTCTAATTTAGAAATGTTAGCAGCTCCTTCTTCATTAGTAGCTTCTGTTTCAGAAAATATTTCCGTTAATTTAAAGAAATCTTGTGTCATTAAATTACTAGCAAAAATGTTAGACCACAAAGAAAATGATGACCCTGCAATATGACGCATAAAATCCATGTATCTTTCTTGCTCTGCGCTGTGTAATGGGTCATTAAATATATCACTTGCTTCTTCTAAAGCATCTTGTATTGATGCTGTAACCATAAATGGAATTGATAAAGGAAAGAAACGAGAAAGCTGTGTATATTGTGTAACACCATTTTCATCTTGCCATTTATAAGCAAATCTATGTTTTCTATCTTTTTCTCTATATCCTGTTAAACTACCTTGTAATGTAAGGTAAGTTGCTAAACCATATACAGCTGCACCAACACCTTGAATAGATTGTGCTTTGTTTCTAACAATAGGGTCAGAAGCATTTTGCATAGCTCTAAATTCCATATTTAATTTATTAAGTATAGGTGTTGCTTGCCAACCATATTTAAATAAGTTAACAGGAGTTTTTACAAAGTGTAAACTTGTAAGTACTCTAAGTAATGGAGCTTTATTAACAGTCTTTAATAACCAATCACCAATATTAGCACCACTTTGTTTTTGGTCTGGAAAGAATTGGTTTGCATCTAACATTTCATTTTTAAGATTTTGTGTAAATGAACCACTTCTTGCAATATACGTAGGGTCGTTAGCTACTGATTTAGTTAAGTCGTCTAATGTAGATGCTTCTAGTTTATTAAATGTTTTTGTTTCTTTAAAATTACCAAATTCATCTTCATATTGATAATATAACTCAGACCATTTCTTTTCAAATGGTGTTTGCTCTACTTTAGTTTTTTCTAACTCAGCTAATTTTTTATTTAATTTTTCTATTTTTTTAATATTAGGTTTATCTTGTGCTGTTTCAAATCTAAGGTTTTCTTTAGTGTTTCTTATATTATCTTGTAAATCAACAATACTTGACTTATTAAATAGTTTTCTTTCTTTCCATAATTCAGGATAAAAAGCTCTCATTCTTTGATTAACATTAGCAACTCTTCCTGCTCTGTTAAAAATGTTTTTCATTAAAGTATCACCGGCACCTAGTAATCTTAAAGTAAGAAAAGATAATTTACCAAGCGGTGTAGCTGCTTTACCTGCAATTTGTTTTAAGACACTGTCAGAAGCTTTTAATTGTTCAAAGTATGTTTCCATGTTTCTTTGTTGTCTACCATCAAATCTATGTTCTAAACTATCACCAATACTTCTATTAGCTTTCCATGATAACTTAGCTTTTTTAAATGCTATTTGAAAAAATCTTGTTTGTGCAATTAATAAATCACCTGCCATTTTAATTTGATTTATACCTTGTCTTCTATTACCTTTTCCAAAACTAATTAAACCACCTGCAAACTGTTCTACAATTTGTGTTTGAAATTTAACTGCGGCAGACAATAAGTTAATTTCATGTGTAGTAGGGTCACCTAGTAAGTTTGCTGTTGTGTATTCATTGTAAGCTTCAAAGAAAGTAACATCTTTTTGTTTTAATTTTCTATTAATGTTTTTAATTACTTTATTCATTTTGTAATCATTTTTACTTATGTCAGCTAAATCATTAACAGCTTTTATTTTTTGTGCAGGTTTTAATTTTTTAATTTTAGCAATTAATAATGGTAATTCTTCTTTTAATGCTATATCTGTTTCTATTCTTAACTTGTCAGCTTCTGTCATTTCTACCATTAATTTTTGTTGGTTTAATGCATCAGAAACACCTTGTACTGTTTCTACATGGTTTTTAATTAATACAGATTTTTCATCTAAAGCTTCTATTAATTTATTTGTAACTGCAATTTTTTCATCCATGTCAACAGCATTGTCTGCTAATGTTCTAATTTCAGAAACTTCTTTACTTTTGTTTACTATGTTAACACGACCTGCATAAATAGTAGGTGCTAAGTCTGGTGATATTTTAGCAATTGTTTTTAATTCTTCATCTAGTTTTTCTGCATTTTCTTTACCTAATAATTTAGCAGCTTTTAATTGTATTTGTCTAAATAAACCAACTCTTTCTGTTGTTCTAACATTACCTTCTTTTACTAATTTATTTACTGAGTTTTTAATTTCTTGAATAATAACATTGTGTTCATCATCTGGTTTAATTTTAGATAAATTAATAATAGGTGTTCGTCTTTTAATTTCATTAACTTTGTTGTTTATCGTCTCTACTTCACTTGTTCTATCTGTTACTCTTTTGGGATTTTTCTTAGATGGATTTTCTGGTTTGAATTTTTTTACTTTACCATCTTTACCTGAAAAGGTTTCATCAGCTTTACTACCTGCCCACGCAAAGTCTCTGTCAAAGTCAGACTTAAAGCCATCACCTTTGTCATAAAACTTACCTGCTTTACCTTTAGCAGACCATGCAGACATAGCGGCACCAATTGTACCTTGTGCTACTGCACCTGTTGCACCTGTAATTAATGTTCTAGTTAAATTATAATCAGTCATTAATCCTGCATCTTTTTCAGCAGTTTGTCTAGCTAAGTCAGCAGCTACGG